AAGCGTAGAAGAGGTAAACCAGGCTTTCCAGTAAGTGACGTAATAGTTACAAGTGGTAAGTCACAAAGGAATGACGGGTTTTACTGGCGCTTTGTTGAATTTGGCACTCAGGGCGAAAACCCACAATCAGAGCAGCCATTTATTCGACCTGCTAAGCAAAAGATACAATCTAACTTGCCTCAGATACTAGAGGATCAGTTTGTCAAGAAGCTAAAGGCAAATATTAAGCGTATTCAAAAGAAGCGGGCTAAGAAATGAGCTTTGAAACGGCGATACAGACGACTATTTATACAGCTCTAAAGGCTGATGCGCCTCTATCTGCTGTAGTGGTTGATGTTTATGATGACGTGCCACAGCCAACAGATACCGGTGATAGCTCTGACTTCCCTTATGTGACAATAGGCGAAACAGTACACTCTGATTGGGATACAGTAACAAGTGTAGGCGACGATGCTACATTGACTATCCATACTTGGAGTAGGTTTGCTGGTCGCTCTGAAGTGAAAGAAATACAGGGTTTAATCTACGATGTATTGCATTTAGCAAATTTAACTTTAGTAGGATATAATAGCGTAGGGCTTATGTGGGAATCGAGCCAAAGTTTTTTAGATGCCGATGGTAAAACACGCCACGGTGTACAAGTTTTTAGATTTATAATAAGTGACCTTTAAAGGGGAATAAAAATGGCTGCTGATTTAGGGCGTAACACAGTAATAAAAACCGGCTCTACTGTCATTGTTGCAGTAAGGTCATTGAGTGTCGAGATTTCAAATACGGCTGTAGATATCACCACAAATGATAGTAGCGGGTTTCGTACTTATCTATCAGATCCTGGTGAGAAGTCAGTCAATTATAGCGTTGAGGGTATCTCTTCAGATCCTGAGTTGCGGGCGGCTGCAGCTACTGGCACTGGCTTAATGATCACTGACGCGACTATTGAGTATTATGACGGGGCGACCTTAACAGGTGACGTCTACCTTAGTAGCTTCACAGAAACAAATCCATACAATGACGCTATCACGTTTAGCGCAACACTTGAGTCAAGCGGTGCATTTGATTACACACCTTAAGGGGGTTATATGTTGTTTGAAGATGTAACTCTAGTTTGGAAAGGTGAAGATTATATTATCCCTGCTAACCAGGTCATGCGCCTGATTGCGAAAATAGAGGATATTATAACTCTCGGTAGATTGTCCGCTGGCGACCCTCCTTTTGGTAAAGTATCTCAGGCTTTCGGTGTTGCTCTAAGGCATTCAGGCGCTAATGTCACAGACGAAGAGGTATATGCGGCCTTATTCGATTCTGAGGGCGTTAGTGTGATAGCTGCTGTAGAGCTTCTATTGATGATGATGATGCCACCTGAAGCAATGAGAAAGGCGGAGGCTGCACAAGAAAAAAAGAACAAGGCCCGGTCGGAATAGTTAAAGGGGCCTATGAAGTAGCTGTCGGGGTTTGGAAGCTTTCCCCTTCTGAATTCTGGCAGTTACACCCGCATGAATTTTGGTGGCTTTACGAATCTAAAGTTCCAAAAGAAGAAATACAAAAGCCTCAATGGGGCGAACTATATGAATTATTAGGGTGACACATGGCTGATAGTGATATTGCTGTAAGAGTTGGAGCAGACATAAGCAGCCTAAAACGTGAGCTTGGTAAAGGCTCCGGTCTCCTTAAAAACTTCAGATCAAGTGTAAACTCTGGCGCTAAAGCTGTTGCAGGTATCGGGCTTGCTTCGGCTACTGCTGGTGCTGCTATTGCTACCGGCTTGGTTAAAGAATCCCTCTCTGCTATCGATGCTCAAGCGAAGTTAGCACAACAATTAAAAACAACTAGCAAAGAAGTTTCTGTATTGACAAGGGCTGGCGAGTTAGCGGGCGTGTCCTTGAATGAGATAACAAACGCATCATTAAAGCTTGAGATTAACGCGGGTAAGGCTGAGCAAGGGCTGACTGCGCAAAAGCGCGCATTTGATGCAATGGGACTGAGCGCTAAGGAGGTTATGAAGCTACCTCTATCTGAGAGAATGATAGCGATCAATGAAGCGATACAAGAAAACGTAGCAGTAACAAAACAAGCTGCTGTGGCATCAGATATATTTGGAGCTAAAAATGCATCGACTATAAGGCTTCTTGATGCTGAAACTATAAGAAAGGCAACTGATGAGGTTACTTTATTTGGCTCAGCGCTAACAGACGTGGACGCTGCGAAGGTAGAGCAAGCAAATGACTCAATGTCGGTTATAGCTGTAGCTGTAGAGGGTATTATAAAACAATTCACCGTACAGCTCGCCCCAATACTTAAAGCGATAACTGATCAATTCAAGGATAGCGCAGAAGAAGCGGGCGGCATGGGTACTGTAGTTCAAGACTCATTCTCTAAGGCTATTAGCGTTGCTGGATTTTTGGCCGATGCTGTAGACGGAATAGATAGAGCCTTTTCAGTTACTGCTGACGGCATAATCATAGCGATAAATGAGATTATTGCCGGTGCATCATCAGGGTTAGAGTCACTAATAACGAATCTTAATAAACTACCTCTCGTGGATATGACTGATTCACTCGAAGCAGTTAGAGAGTTTGGCGCATTGAGTGGTGAAGTAGTTAAAGAGGCTAGGGCTAATATAGACGAAACTCTTATGGCTCCCCTTCCATCCGAGTCGTTTAAACAATGGGTTGAAGATGCACAGCAAGCAGGCGAGGCAGCGGCAGAGGCTACTATCGCGGCCAGAGAGAAGATAAAAGAGTCTGCCTTGGTATTTGATGAGGAAGATGCCAAGCGCAGAGAGGATGAGTTAGTAAAAGCTGCCGAGCAGGAAGAGAAGCTTAGTGCAATAGCGGATAAGGCGTCGAAGAGTAGGCAGAGAACAGCAGAGACTGAGGCCAGATCAAGAAAGAGAGCATTAAGCGGAATGATGGATGATCTGTCGTCGCTAATGGACTCAGGAAGCCGCAAGCAATTTGAAGTTGGTAAAAAGGCTGCTCTTGCACAGGCTGCAGTATCTACTATTACCAGCGCTCAGGAGTCATACAAGGCCTTAGCTGGAATACCCGTTGTAGGGCCTACTCTTGGTATAGCTGCGGCTTCTGCTGCGATATTAGCGGGCAACGCTCGTATGTCTGCAATCAAATCACAGTCATTTGCTGGCGGTGGTGGTGGCAGGTCAGATCCAGGTGGCGGAAGTGTATCAGCTGCAGCACCTTCGCAGGCAATAAGCGGGCCTCAAGAAAGCAACCAATTTGTGACTTTGCAAGGTGTTGACCCTGGCGGCTTATTCACAGGACAACAGATACTTGATTTAGTGAATTCTGCAACTGAAAACGGCGGAACACTCAGGACTTAGTATGTCTATATTTTTTGCCGGTGGTCTATCAATACCATCAACACCAGAAGAATTAGCCAAGGGTAAAAAGGCCCATATTGGCTATACGTCGATTGTTACTGATACGAACATAGTTGTATCTAGTCAAGAGGCGGGCTTTCCTGGTGTGGCTCTTGCTAATCCATTAACGGCTGACAAATGGAAGCCTGCCAGTGTTAACTCTACGATTACTATTGACGCGGGTTCTGTAGTTGATACTGATTATATAGGGATAGCTGCTCATACGTTTGCACGGGATAGCGCAGTATTAACTATTGCTTATAGTAATGATGATGTAACGTACACCGATCTTACCAGTATAAGCGCCTCAGACAATAAGCCGATTATGGTTATTTTTGACACTGTAGCCGCTCAATTTTGGCGCATTACTATTGCAGCGCTGGCCATACCCTCAATGGGCGTATTGAATATTGGCACTGCTCTTGTAATGCAGAGAGGGTTGTACGGTGGGCATAGCCCGGTAACTATGAGCCGGAACTCTAAAGTAATACGGAATAAAACTGAGGGCGGTCAATTCGCAGGCGTGTCTCTAATTAACGAAGGTGTAAATACCACTTACAGTTGGGAGAATTTAACCTCTACATGGTACAGAGATAATTTTGATCCATTTGTAGTTGCTGCCAGATCAAGGCCCTTCTTTATTGCATGGCGTCCTGTTGAATTCCCGAACGAGGTTGGTTATGTGTGGACTGAAAACGACATTTCACCAACTAATAACGGAACTATAGATCTGATGGACGTTTCTATGTCTGTTAGCGGGTTCTCTGATGAGTGATTTTTTAACAGATGTTGACAGGCAGCCTATAGAATGGGTAGAAATTGACCAGTCTTACTGTAATGAAACATACGGCACAGGTAATTGCACGGCTTCGGTAGGAGTTACAGGCTCGGACAAGTGCTTTAATACTCGTAAAACCTGTCAAGATCCAACTAATTATGATCAGGGTATTCAGACCTTAAGGTTTACTCATAACCAAGCAAGGCTACCTGATGACGAGTACAATTTTCCATACCTACAGAGCGCAAAGATCTCGCCAGCTAAAATAAATCCAGGCGGAAGCAATAGAAACTCTGGCGCGATGGGGACTCGTGGCACACTGTCTATGGCGTTTAGTGATCATCCGCACACCGATAGAATTGTCGACCCTTATATTTCTGATAGAAGCTATGACCCTTTTGAGCGCTCTACATTTTGGGCTAAATGGAGATCCAGAAACCCTTACTATAATCATAGAGCTGTTAGGTATGTTTCTGCTTTCCTAGATACTGATCCTGATATTCCTGATATTATCGCAGGCTCGAAAACAGAGAGAACCTTTTTTATAACTGGAATGTCAGGCCCTGACTCTCGCGGCAATGTAAGTATGCAGGCTGCTGATGTTTTAACGCTCGCCTTGAATGATAAAGCCCAGTGGCCTGAAGCTAATACTGGCAAAGTCTCGGTGGCTATAACTGACGTATCTGGAAGTTTAACTCTTACCCCTTCCGGTGTTGGTGATGATGAATACCCAGCTAATGGAAAAATCCGTATTGATAATGAGTTGATAACCTTTACCCGTGCAAGTGATGTAATGACATTAACCGGTAGAGGTGTAAATAATACAACTGCAGCGGCACACGATGCGAACGCTACGGTTCAGTTATGTGTTGAATATACCGCAAAGGCTCCAGACTTCATTTTAAACGATCTTCTTGCTAATGGCGCTAATATTCCAGCTACTTATTTGGACACTACACAATGGGCTACAGAGGTCGCTACGCACCTTCCTAGACTTTACTCGACAATAATTACAGAGCCTACAGGTGTTAGTGATTTAATAAACGAAATATCAGAGCAGATGTATTTTACCCCGTGGTGGGATGATAAAAATGCACTATTGAAGATCAGAGCCTTAAGACCTGCAGAAGATGAAACAATCACAGAGTTAAATGATGATCAGCATCTTTTGAGCGATTCTATTACATGGAAGGATAACATTAGCGACCTTCAGACTAGGGTAGTTGTTTATTACGCCTTAGCTGATTACACCAAGCAATTAGACGATGTGGCGAATTATTCCGCTATCGATGTTGTAGCTGACTTAGAGAGCGAGAGCGAGACAAAAAACAATACCAAAAAGGTAAAGAATGTTTTCTCTAGGTGGATGACCGCAAGCGATGGCGCGGCTGCCATTGATTTAGGCAATAAAATATTAGATCGATATAGAAGTATTCCGCGCGAGGTGATGTTTTCTGTTGATGCTAAAGATTCTGCCTTGGGTATAACTGATTTTATTACAGTACAGAATAGAAATCAGGTTGATGACTTTGGAATAGTCGCGCCGGTATCAATGCAGGTTATTTCATCCAGTGAAGTTATCCAGGGCACAAAGTTTTCCTATACCGCTCTGGAATATTCTGGAAAAACTGTAGATGTAGAGCCTGATGAGTTTACAGTCGATATTGCATCAGACCTACTAAACCTAGATCTTAAGGCACTGTACGACTCTAAATATGCTCATGTACCGGTATCAGGTGACAAGATACGATTTACTATAAGGTCAAATGTAACTATTGGCGGCACTGCATTTAGTAGTGGAACAAATCTAGATCCCAATGTTACCAGCCTACTAAAGACCTATGTTGCTACCTACTCGCCACCAATAATCACAGATCCAAATTTAACCGGTGTTGCTCCAATATTGCAAAGGAAAGGATTAGCATCTACAAGAACAATTGCTATTGGTGCGAATTATACTGCTGCTATAGGCGGGGCAAATTACGGGGCATTGCTTGGCGATATTAGCGAGGTTCCATTATCTGACTCTCTTGTAACCGGTACATGGGCTGCTGGTGTGGAGTTATTCTTGGATATTGAGACAGGAGCAACAATATTAGGCGAAGGTGGTTCTGCATCGTTCATACAGACTGGCGGTGCGACCAATTTAGAAAACGTTCCTGGCGCTGATGGTGGTAACGCTTTAAATATCACGCACGATATAACCATAGATAATTTAGGTATTGTTAGCGGTGGCGGCGGTGGCGGTGCGTCACCTAAAGGCCCAATAGTTAATTCTATATCAGGTGGTGGTGGAGCTGGGTTTGATACAAGTCTATCTAGCACAGGAAATAGTACTGGTATTATAACGTTGCCATCCGGCGGGTCTAAACTGAACCCCGGGCAAGGCGGGGCAATGCCTGGGATTTTCACTATACACAGCGGGGATGGTGGTGCGCTGGCTAATAATGGCTGGACTATTTGGGGGCAGTTTTCAGCATCAACACAGACAGGTAATACAGTGGGGCAGGCAGGCGCGGCAATTATAAACGGCGCAAGTATGGTAACATGGATAACAAAGGGCGATGTACGCGGAGTAGAGGTTTAATATGTCTGATAAATCAGTATGGCAAGAATATATTCGAGATGGTGACACTGGCGCGGCCCTTGCTGGCGCTAGTGTAACGGTTACTGTTGAATCGTCCGGTTTACCCGCAAGTATATTTTCGGATAAAACTGGAACTCCAATGGCTAACCCTTTTACCTCAGATTCCGAAGGATTAGCTAAATTTTACGCTGCAGAAGGGATTTATAAAATTGAGGCTGTTTTGGGCATTGAGACTTCAGAGCTTCGAGATGTTCAAATAGGCGAGGCGCAATCAAGAGACATCGGAACAAACTCAACAAACGCACTTGCAGTAGGCGAGGGTGATACGCGTTACGAACCTGCTGTATTAGACAATCCTACTGCCATTGTAGATCCAACAATCAATGACGACTCGACTGCAGGCTATGCTTTCAAATCAACTTGGTTTAATAATGCAGGCGGCAATATATGGACTTGTGCCGATGCAAGTGTGGGCGCGGCTCAATGGTTTGATACAGGAATAACTGTAGGCTCTTTGGGGTCGCTGGCCTTTCTAAACTCTGGTACTGGTGGCGCTGATTTTAGAGACAATACAGCTGCTGATGCTTTCTATGAGGCTGCTTTAGGCAATCCAGGTGTGACAGGGTATGTTTTATCGTCCACTACTGGTGGTATCCGCTCATGGACGGCTCAAACTGCATTCAATGAAGCTGATGATAGAACAATAACCGGGAACTGGGATTATACAGAAGTAATCACTTCTACCGGTGCTACTTACGATGCTAGAACAGGCGAATCGCAGTTTGATACAGGGCCAATATATTCACTGTATGAATACGACATTGATGCTACAAATATTTCTTATACAGGTACTGTTATTGGTTTGGGTACGCCGTTTAAAGTTGATATGATGGGTGTTGGTGCTGCAGAGACATTGATATGTCGTAGCTCTACAGGTATTGCTAGTATCCCAACTGGGGCCTCACCCCCTTCCCTGTATACAACTATTGAACATCAGTACAACCCTTCTACTACTGCTGGGGCCATCACTTTATTTATGCCTAATGGCTCTAGTCCAGTCTATTGTTCTGATGATGGATCTGGAAATGTTGCAGTAAATTTCAATACTGTTGGAACAGGTGCAATCAATCTAGCCACCCCAGCCACCGGCGAAGTTCATACAGCAATTCAAACATCTGCAATGAACAGTGGTGCTCCTACTGATCTAGCTGTGGCTACTAAGAAATATGTAGATGATAATGCGGGCGGTGTAACTCTGACAGAGTTCTATGTATCTTGGAGTAGCGTTGCGTCTGTAACCAAAGTACAAACGACAAGCCCTGATGCCAGCATGGGAACTAGCACCAGGGTAAATCATTTATTTACGGCGATTACGACTCCTAATACAGATACATTAGACAATTATACTGTTTTATCTGTAGAGCTTCAGTTGTACGCCAACAGTATTTGGTCAGACGCCAATGCAGCCCATGATAGCGGGCAGCACGGTGCAAAGGGTTGGTGTAATAATGATTCCATAGTAGGACAGACTGGCGATAACGCCGTTGTGGTTTCATCAGTGGCGGCATGTGGCGGTCATGGGTATTCTGGGTCCAATATAACATCGGCTATTGCTAGATTTAAAATTATAGCTATAAAGTGAGTGCTGTTATGAGATATTTTAGTAAGATTGGTACATCAATTTGTCAGATGCATGACGGCGACATGCCTGATAATTGTGATGTAGAAATGAGCGGCTATAAAACGCATGATCATTGTATATCATCCGCAAGTGGCGAATGGATAGAAGGTAAGTCTCAAGATCAAATCAACCAAGAGTCACGAGAATATCTAGCCTCTACAGACTGGCATGTGATACGAAAGCAAGAGACAGAGGAAGCGATACCGGAAGAGATATCAACCTTAAGAGCTCAGGCAAGGCTAGCAATTAGTGATGAGGAATAAATATGTTCAAGTTAAGTGAAAGATCAAAGCAGCGTAGAGAGGGCGTTGACCCTCGCCTAATTGAAATCGATGATTTAGCTATACAGATAACCCTGGTAGATTACGGCCACCCAGCAGACGCGGGCCTACGTACAGCAGAGCGCCAGAATGAGCTATTTCAAAATGGCAAATCTCAGTGTGACGGTTACGATAGTAGATCCTGCCATCAGTCTGGTATGGCCTTAGATTTTTATGCCTATGTTGATGGAAAGGCTAGTTGGGATAAATCTCACTTGGCTATGGTGGCGTGTGCATATCTGCAGGCTGCGAGTCAGCTAGGCTATAAGATAAGATGGGGCGGCTTATGGAAATCTAAGAGCGCCAAAGCAGTAAACGGGATTAAATATGGATGGGATTGTCCGCACATTCAACTTGACGAGGATTAATTATGAACCCTGTAACAGCATTGAAATTAGGCTTAGAAGTATTCTCTCATATTAAATCAAAGCCAAAGACACTAACCAAAGAGGCTGCAGGATTAACTGTATTGCTTCCTATGGCCAGTAAAATCTACGACCAATACACGGCGGGCGGATTTGTTGCTGTTGATGGTGAATTGATTTCGGCACTTGTAGGCGGGTTATGGATTCTAGGTGTTCGGTTATACCAGAAGCACAAAGAATCCAATAGTAATATTATAAAGCCCTGAATATCTCGGGTGACATTTGCCCAGTATGAACCAGGTATAATATTGTTAATATGTAGGCAGCCATAGCAATAAATGCAGCGGCTGCCAGTATATCCTTAAACAAGATCATACCCGGCATACAGAAAACATATGCTTGCTGAGAATAGCAGTACTGACCATCTGAGCAGTACAGCATCCCCTTTATGCATACTTCCCCATCTAAAGGCCCCTAAGCTCATTACAGCCCCAGCACAACAAAGTGCAGAGGCAATAAGAAGAAGCACAGCACAGAGCAAGCCAGGAGCAGCTACGGCTATTATCGATAGAGCGATTAAGCCAGCACTAAACCAATCTGATTTAATCTGATCGAGAATGTTTATTTTCATATTTACCTCTAGCCCATAAGGGCGGTTAGTTAATTAGCGTTGCTGGTAGCCTTGCGGTGGCTGCTGTTGATATCCCTGTTGTGGGGCCTGCTGCTGGTATTGCTGTTGCGGCGCTTGGTTCTGTTGTGGGGCTTGCTGCTGTGAGTACTGCTGCTGGGTTTGGTTCTCATCAGTGTATATTCCCACCATTATGCTATCCCGAACCGGCTTACCTTGATTCATGGCTAGAACATTCTGCTTGGCCAGTACTCCAGCCAATGAAACAGATGGATCGAGCAGCATATACTCGCCACCGTCATTGCTTTGCAGGATAACGCCAAGCTGGGTATATTCGCCCTTTTGCTGGTTATCTTTATCTGTGTATTCACCGGTCTTTGCTGATAGCCTTTTTTTCATTTTATTACCCTTGGTTGAATTGCGCGTTAATCGCGGCTTGTTGTGATGGTGTGTAGGTTTCCCATAATTTGTTGCGTGTATCTTGATCTGCGTCCATATATTCTTTAATGGTTTGAGAGTTGTCAGCCAGTACCAGCGGTTGAACGGTGTGTTCAATCTTCTTGCCTCTCGTAGCTGTTAACATGAACGATTGACGCTGGCTAATATGGCTTACATGGCTAATTCTAATCCCGCCAATAGCAACACCCGCCCACTTTACAGACGGGTCATTGTACAGGGTCATTGACCTGCCTACCCATTCACGGCCATTTTCACCCCATACCATAATCAGCAATCGGCGCATGGTCTTGCATGGCTTGTAAGGCATTAACCCTTGATCAATATCAATAACTATTGGCTGATCTGCTGACCCTCTACGGATGCCGGTAATTGTTACGGTAATTGAGCCGGTCAATAAATCATCAGCGTTTAACTGGTCTGACTTTGGCTTAATAGTATCGGTTAAGTTTTCTACACCACTCATATAATCACCTCTAAATCATTTTCGTATTGAGATATTGCCCAGTTTGGCAGCTCAATTAGTCCCTCTTCGCAATCAGGATGCGGCCACTTTCCAGAGTTAACACAGTCAGCATAGGTGCGCAGGTTCTTTCTGAAATAGTAATGACCTATCTCTAAAGCGGTATCGTCAAGCAAAAACATCTGGCTAGAATGTGGTTTTTCCTCTTCAACTGCAAGAAAGTAAAAGCGCAAATCTTCGCCGGTTATCTGCTTATAGATAAACGAGTACATTGCATCTTGTACGTGATACCGGTAGTCAAAAACACTCTTGGCAAACTTCCTTATATCCTGAGTCTTTTTAATGTCAACCGATACGCCGTGATGAGTTAACCAGTCATAGCGACAACGAATAGTTATACCAGTTTCAGGATCTTCTATAACCGCTGATATTTCTGCATCGCCTGGGGCCGTTAAATATTGCATGGCCTCAAGGTTACTACTTACAGACTCTTGCATTCCGAGAACCTTAATTCCTTCTTGCTTTGTCAATGCAAATTCGCCGCCATATTCTGCCTTGGCTTCCTTGTAGGCTGGCTCAGTTCTGGCCTTGCACTCAGTAACAATATATTCCTTTGTAAAGCGCTCAGGTTCCAATATGGCGCAGTGAATAGCAGACCCTATAGCCATTGCTCGGGTAGGATCTTTAAACTTTCTGTGTTTGTAATGCGCTGGACTACGCTCAATTTTATCTAGTCCGGTTTTGCTGACACCTTCCATTTTGTGATAGGCATCATTAGGTAGATTTTTTATAAGCC